TTCGTGATGAATGACGTGCAGGCCGCGATGATGCGGATGGTCTGGTACTGGAACCTGATCCTGAAGGGGCGCCAGCACGGCATCTCAACGCTCATCGTCATGCTGATGCTCGATGCGGCGCTGTTCTATCCCAACACGCAGTGCGGCGTCGTCGATGCCACGTTGGGCGATGCCGAGAAGAAGCTGGATAAGGCCAAGCACGCCTACCAGAACCTGCCGGCGGAGTTCCGTAAGGCGGTCCCGATCAAGAAGGCCAACAATACGGAGTTGGAGTTCAAGAACGGCTCCAGCATCTCCGTCGGCACGTCGCATCGCGGCGGCACGCTGCAAATCCTGCACGTCTCGGAAATGGGCAAGATTGCAGCGACGACGCCCAAGCGGTCGCGAGAGATCAGAACGGGCGCCTTCGGCACCATCCACCCCGGCAACACGGTGTTTGTCGAGAGCACGGCGGAAGGGGCAGCGGGCGACTTCTACGACCTCACTATGGAGGCGATGCGCGCCCAGCAGGAAGGCCGGCACCTGACGCCGCTGGACTTCAAGCTGATCTTCCTGCCCTGGCAGATGCGCCGGCAGTACCGCACCGATCCTGCGCTGGTCGTGATCCAGAAGGAGCTGGGCGAGTACTTCGCTGACATCGAGGCCAAGCACGGCGTGAAGCTCGATGACTGGCAGCGCGCCTGGTACGCGGTGCAGCGCGGAAAGATCGGGCCGGACGATATGTGGCGCGAGTATCCGAGCTATCCGGAGGAGGCGTTCAAGGTGTCGCTTGAGGGCGCATACTTCAAGACGCAGATGACCAAGGCGCGCGAGCAGCGCCGCATCGGCCGCGTTCCACTCGACCCATCACGGCCGGTGCATACGTGCTGGGACATCGGCAAGGACGACAACACCGCCATCTGGTTCTTCCAGGCGCACGGCCAGATGATCCACCTGGTGCACTACTACGAGAACAGCGGCGAGGGCGTGGAGTTCTACGCCCGGTATCTGCGCGAGGTGGCGCAGGAGCGCGGGTTCACATATGGCAAGCACTTGGGCCCACACGACCTCGACAACACGCACTGGATACTGGCCGGCCAGAAGAAAGTCGTGGACGTGGCGCGCGAGCTGGGGATTCCCTTCATCGTCGTGCCGCGCATCCCCAACAAGCAAGATGCGATCGAGGCGGGCCGCAACTGGCTCACGATGTGCTGGATTGACGAGGAGTACTGCGGGCAAGGCATCCGCTGCCTCGATAACTACACCAAGGAGTGGGATCCCAATAACATGCACTACAAGAGCGAGCCGCTGCACAACTGGGCCTCGCACGGCGCCGATGCGCTGATGACGGGTGCATGCGGGTTCACACCGGATTATGTGCCGCCGCCGACGGACAAGTATGCACGGCCGCGCTCCAGGGGCTCGGCATGGGCGGCTTAACACTGGGGCAGCTCGTCAATCGCGTGTTCCAGAAGAAGCACCGCAGGCCGGGGGACGTAACCAGGATGGCGGCATTCTACTGGTGGGTGCGCCGTGGATGAATTCGCCACCGCAGCCCGAGAGAAGGCCCGTGCGCTGCTCCCAGCGCCGGACAGCATGACCCAGCAGGCCTACGGGGCCGAGGTGGTGAGCGCAGCAATCGCAGCAGCAGGAAGGGATGACGCCAACGTGCGCATGCAGGCAGAGCGGATAGCCAGGTACGCATGGCACGCGTGGCGCCCGCGTCTGGCGAAAGGCAAGCCCCTAGAATGAGCAGCGTCGACGCCTGGGGTGACGAGCGCGACGACGAGGACGAGAACCGGGCGACCAAGCTCGAGCTGAGCGAGGCGGACGAGAAGCTGCTTAAGCGCCTGAACCGGTGGGAGCGGGCTTCAAAGTCGCATTCCTCCAAATGGCGCGAGGAGATGCAGTTGGCCTATGACTTCGTGGCCGGGCATCAGTGGTCATCCGACGACAAGAGCGCGCTGCTGGACCAGATGCGCCAGCCGGTGACCTTCAACCGCGTGGCTCCCATGGTGGATGCCGTATGCGGTGCGGAAATCCTCAACCGCCAAGAGGTGCGCTACTCCCCACGCGAGATTGGTGATGTGCAGGTCAACGAGCTGATCACCGCCGCCGACGAGTGGGCGCGGGAGCTGGGCGACACCGAGGACGAGGAATCGGACGCCTTCGCAGATACCGTCATCTGCGGCATGGGCTGGACCGAGACGGTGATGGACTACGACGAGGACCCGGAGGGGCGTCTCCTCGACCACCGCGTGGACCCTGGCGAGATGTGGTGGGATCCGCATGCCCGCAAGCGCTGCCTCTCAGACCGGCGTTACCAGTTGCGAGCACGCTGGCGCGATCGAGACGACTTGCCGGAGGACTGGCGCAGGCGGCTTCCGAGCGGGACGGGGCGCTCTGGCGTTGACGATGACGACATGCGCACCGGGCACACCGGACCACGCGACGACTACGAGCGTGGCGAGGGTGTGGATACCGATGGCCGCAACGAGGCGGACCGCCGGCGCGTCTGGATCAGGCACTTTCAGTGGTTCGACAAAGAGCCGGCCTATCGGCTTGAGGATCAGGCTACAGGCAAGGCCATCACCGTCGACAAGAAGAAGCTGCAGCAGATTGGCGAGATGTTCCTGGCGCAGGGCATGCGCCCGCCGCGCGCGGTGAAGATCACCCAGAACCGCTACAAGTTCGCCATCGTGTGCGGTGACGTGATCCTGGATCATGGCGACATCGACGCCAACGCCTTCACGTTCAAGTGCATTACCGGCAAGCGCGATCGCAACAGGAACACCTGGTATGGCGCCGTGCGCGCGATGGTCGACCCGCAGATGTGGGGCAACAAGTTCTTTGTGCAGATCATGCACATCCTGAACACGGCCGCGAAGGGCGGCCTGCTCTACGAGAGCGAAACGTTTGCGAACCCGCGCAAGGCGCTGGAGGATTGGGCCAAGCCTGATGCCGCGATCGAGCTCAAAGCGGGCTCACTCTCCCGCCCGGGTGGCGCGGCGGTGCAGGAGCGGACGGCGAAGAACTATCCGCAAGGCCTCGACCGGCTGATGGAGTTCGCGCTTAACAACCTGCCGCAGACCTCAGGCATCAACCTGGAGATGCTCGGGCTCGTCGACCGCGAGCAGGCAGGCGTGCTGGAGGCCCAGCGCAAGAAGGCGGGCTATGCAGTGCTGGCGGCGTTCTTCGACAGCCTCCGGCGCTACCGCAAGGAGAAGGGTCGCGTGCGGCTGTTCTTCATCCAGAATTACATCTCTGACGGCCGTCTGATCCGCATCAAGGGGCAGGATTCGACGGTGAAGTATGCGCCGCTGGTGCGCGACAAGGACGTGGCCACCTATGACGTGATCGTGGATGAGGCGCCGATGTCGCCGAACCAGAAGGAAGCAACGTGGCAGATGATGCAGGCCATGATGCCGATGCTGGCCAAGCTGAACGTGCCACCGGAGGTGTGGTCCATCCTCATCGAGTACTCGCCGCTGCCATCGTCCGTATCCTCGAAGATCAATCAGGTGATCTCCAAGGCATCGCAGCAGCCACCACCACCTGACCCGAACATGATGAAGGTGAAGGCTCAGCTCGAGCTGGAACAGGTGAAGGCGCAGCTCCAGATGGAGATGCAGCGCGGACAGGCCGAGATGGAAGCGGCCCAATCGCAGCAGGAAATGGCGCTGAAGCGCGAAGAGCACGAGCTGCGCCTGCGTGAGCTGGAGGCCAAGCTGCAAGCAACGCTGATGCAGACACAGGCGAAGATCGAGGCGGCAGAGGCCAGCCTCAACCAACAGGCCCGCAAGGCCGAAATTGACATGACGGTGAGCGAGCACAAGGCGCAGCAGGCAATGTTGCCGAAGCCCGGTGCCGAGCAGAGGACGGAAGCTGCATGACGAACGGTGTGGAAGGTGGAAACGCTGCCGAGGCCAATGGTGGGGCCGACGCGGCCGAGAACGCTCGCTGGGCGGCCCTGGCGGCTGAGCTTGGCGATGAAGGAGATGAGGGCGCGGACGAGGGGCAGCAGCCCGCGGATGGCGCACAGGGCGCTCAGGGCGAAGGCGACGGCGGCGCGGATGCCGGTGCGGAGGGCGAAGGTGGTGAGCAGCAGCAGCGCGGCCCTGTAGCCTACGAGGAGCACCAGAACGTCCAGAAGGCGCTCAGGGCGGCGCGCGAGAGCGAGCGGCGCGTCACCGAGCAGCTCAATGGCGTCACGGCCCTCATCAACAGCCTGCGCACCCAGCGCCAGCAGCCCCAGGAACAGCAGCGGGAAGAACCGAAGCTGCCGACGATCGAGGAAGACCCGATCGGGCACTTCACGGGCCAACTTGCGCAGATGCAGCGCACCATCGACGAGCTGCGCACCGGCAACACGCAGACGCAGCAGCAATTCGAGCAGTCGCAGCAGCAGCAGGCCTTCGTCAACACTGTTGCCCAGTCAGAAGTGGCCATTCGCGCCACCACGCCGGATTACGACGCTGCGTGCCAGCATCTGGAGGCCGGGCGCGTAGCGGAGCTAGAGGCGATCTACGGCGACGACAACCCGCAGGCGATCGCGATGGCGCAGCACTATGGGCTGCCGAGCGTAGCGCATCTGCGAGCGGCCATCCTCAACCAGGACCGCATTACGGTTGCGCAGCAGGCCATCATGCTGGGGCAGTCGCCGGCGCAGCTCTATTACAATCTCGCCAAGCAGCGAGGCTACAAGCCAGCCGCACCGGGCGGGCAGCAGAAGACGCCGGCACAGCAGCAGTTGGACGCCACGCGCCGCGGGCAGAAGGCAGCCAAGAGCATTGGCGGCGGCACTGGCGGCGGTCCTGACAACGGGCTGAGCATCGCGGATCTAACCGAGCTTTACGCGTCCGATCCCGAGGCCTTCGACCGAGAGTGGGACAAGATGGCCCGCGCTGGCAAGCTGGGCTAACGACTTTCGCCGCGCATCAGGGCGTCATCTGATGCACACACGACCTCGAGCCCGGCCCGCGTTAAAGGCCGGCAGCTTTCGGCATTGAGCTGTAATCAACCGCCCTCGCCTGCTCAGAGGCGTCAATCCGAGCGCACCCCAAACGTGAGTAGCAACGCAGCCCGGCGCGATAGCGCGCGGGCGCATGGAGTGTGTGCATGGACACCGCATACGGCACAAACGCGCCGGAAGCAGTGAAGCTCTGGTCGCGCAAGCTGGCCCGAGAGGCACTGAAGAAGACCTATGTGAAGCGCTTCATGGGATCGGGCGCCGATTCCATCGTGCAGATCAAGAACGAGACGCAGAAGAACCCCGGCGACAGCATCCGCATGACCCTGCGCATGCAGCTCACCGGCGATGGCACGCTGGGCGACGCCAACCTGGAGGGCAACGAGGAGAGCCTCACCACCTGGACGGATAACGTCGTCATCAACCAGCTCCGCCATGCGGTTCGGTCGGAAGGCACGATGAGCGAACAGCGCATCCCCTTCTCGATCCGTGACGAGGCGCAAGGTGGCCTCGCCGATTGGTGGGCTGATCGCTGGGACACGTGGTTCTTCAACCAGGTGTGCGGCTACACGCCCGTCGTGGATCCGCGCTTCTCCGGCATGAACCCGACGTCGGCACCGACCCGGCGCGTGTTTGCCGGTGGCGTCTCGAACGAGCAGAGCCTCACCACGGGCATGGAGTTCTCGCTCGGCCTGATTGATCTGGCCGTGGAGAACGCCAAGGTTGGGCAGACGGGCGTCGTCCCGCCGATGCGGCCTGTGAAGGTTGACGGCAAGGACTACTTCGTCGCGTTCCTGCACCCCTTCCAGGTGACAGACCTGCGCACGCAGACGTCCACCGATCCGTCGAAGCCGGTGCTCTGGTACGACATCCACAAGTCTGCATTGCAGGGTGGGTCGAAGGCCAGCAACCCGATCTTCACGGGCGCGCTCGGCGAGTACAACGGCGTGGTGCTGCACGAATCCACCCGCATCACCCAGGGCGTGCATGCGTCCTCTGGGGCGGTGCAGGCGAATGTGCGGCGCGCGGTGTTGTGCGGCGCTCAGGCGGCCGTGTGCGGCTTCGGAGAGGGGCACGACAAGTCCACCTACGACTGGTTCGAGCAGCTCTTCGACTACGGCAACAAGCTCGGCGTGAAGGCGGGCTGCATCGCTGGCCTCAAGAAGTCGACTTACAACAGCAACGACTTCGCCGTCGTCGTCATGTCCTCGTATGCCGCTGCGCACACGTCGCTGCCGGCACCTGAGGCGTGATCCGGCCCCGGCTGATCTGAAATCCCGATAGGAGAGTAGAATGGGACAGGGCTCAACGGCCAGACGGCCGGTAGGGCAGCAGGTGGCCTACCTGCGCAAGGACTTCACGTTCGCCGACCTTGCAAAGGGCGGCGGCGTGGTTGGTATCCTGCCGCGCGGGTCGCGGATTTTGCGACAGACCGTCGTAACGTCCGCGGCCTTCAACGACACGACCGCTGATGATCTCGACGTGGGCTTCACCCTCGGCGGCGATGAGATCGGGGCGGCCATGGACATCAACAGCCCGGTCATCGACGCAGGTGACATCGCGGCTGCGGATGTGTTCGTCGCGACGGACAAGACGGTCTACTTCGCCCCGACGACGGCTGCGACGGGCGACGGCACGACCGGCGCAGGCTCCATCATCATCGAGTACATCGGGCCCGATGAGCTTGAGTGACGGTAAGGCGAGGGCGGACAATGCCGCCCCCGCCACCTTCGAGGGCCGACCATGACGACATTGGGCGTGATGCGCACGACGATCATCAACGACACGCTGCGCGATGACCTGACGCAAGCCCAGCTCAACAAGGCGATCAACGACGCCATCAAGGTATGGGAAGGCGAGCGCTTCCACTTCAATGAGAAGCGCTATCTGCTCGATACGGTGCCGGGGCAGGAGTACTACGGCATCACGACGGCTGACGGCGAGGAAATCCTCGAAATCGACAGCATCACCATCACAGTGACGGACACGCCGTATCCGCTGACTCCGCGCACGCAGCAGTGGTTCGACCGATACCAGTCGCCGGCGGCCATCTACACCGGCCAGCCCGACAGCTACGGCATCTACGGCAACCAGTTGCGGCTGTTCCCAATTCCTGACGCAGGCGGACCGAATGCCGGCTCGTATGTCATCACGATTTCCGGCCTCGCTCGCCTCGGGCCCAATCCGCTGAGCGACGCCAACCACACCAATGCCTGGATGACAGAGGGCGAGACGCTCATCCGCGAGCAGGCAAAGCTGATCATCTACCGCAACCTGCTGCGCGACGAGACGGGCATGAAGTTAGCCAAGGACGCGTTGCAGGAGGCCAACTGGGCGCTCAAGCGAAAGATGGCGGGCAAGACAATGGTGGGGACGGTGCGGCCATGGAACCTGTAGCGCGCGGGCGGCCGGCCCAGATCGAGATTGCTGCGGTGGTGACGCGAGCAGATGGGCGCGTCGAGGATCTAGGCGTCATCAGCTACTGGCATCGGAACCCGCTCCGCCGGCTGGCGTGGCGCATCATGAGGGGATTGCGTAAATGGCGCAGCTTGTAACCAACCTCGGGCTGGCGAACGCGGTGGCCGCGTGGGTCGCCTATGCGTCGAGCGCGAGATACCTGCAATGGGGTGTGGGCTCGGGCCAGAGTGCCACGTCGACGGACTTGGCAAGCAAGACGGGAACGTCTGAGGCGCGCACCGAGGCGACGCCATCCCAGGAGGACGAGAACACCACGGGAGACACCTTCCAGCTCATCGGCACCCTGACGGCGGCGGGGAACCGGGCGATTACTGAGGTGGGGGCGTTTGATGCGGCGGGCACGGGCAGCCCGCCCGCTGGCGGTAATATGGGGATCTACGGCGACTTCTCGGCCGTGAACCTTACGAGCGGGGACAGCATCACCTTCACCGTGCGCGTGACGCTGGATCAGGCGTGATGAGCGCAGCCCTCGGCGGTAAGACGGGGACGGTGCAGTAAGTGGCAACACTTACTCGTGGCGGGAACGCCAACGATCCTTCCAACCTGATAGTCTACACCCTGTCGTCTCTGAGCTACGGCGGTGCGGCGGGGGCTGATCGGACCGTGGTGGCGTTGATCGCCATCGACAACGACACGCTGCAGTCTGTCACGATCGGCGGGGTGGCCGCCACTGTCGAAAGAGTGCAAGGTGATGGCTCAAGGCAGGCGGCAGTAGCTTATGCGGCGGTTCCGTCCGGCAGTTCCGGCACCGTAGTGATCACGTGCAACGGCACAACCAGTGGCGTATCGTGTGAGCTGTGGTCGCTCAACGGCGTGACGGCGCCGTGGGCGCCGAGCAACTCGAACGCGGCGATCAATAGCGGCACCAGTTTCAACATCACCGACTACGCAGGCGGCATCGTGCTTGGGATATGCTGTAAAGGCACTACCAGCGGGTCGCTTACGTGGTCGAATCTGACCGGCTACCTGGACATACCCTTCAACAGCAACAACAGGCACGGCACCGCGGCCGCGCAACCATCATCAGCAGGCACGCGCTCTGTGTCCTGCTCTGGGTCTGGCTCAGATTTCGCAACGGTAGCGGCATCGTGGGAGGTGCCTCCCACGGTGGCGGCGAAGTTCCACCACTACCGACAGAGGCGCATCTGATGGCAACGCTGCTCAAGCAATCGACCGCCGTCAGCATTGCCCTCGGCCCATTCGTCGACGACACGGACGGCAAGACTGCGGAGACAGGCCTCTCTATCGCCCAGGCAGACGTGCGCCTGAAGAAGAACGATGCGGGCTGGGGGCAGAAGAACGACAGCAACGCCGCCACCCACGAGGAAAACGGCTGGTACGAGGTCGCACTCGACACCACCGACACCGGAACACTCGGCATCCTGATCGTCAACGTCTCGAAGTCTGGCGCGCTGCCGGTCTGGCGCGAGTTCATGGTTGTGCCGGCGAGCACCTATGACGCCCTCGTGAGCGCATCAGCCCCCCTTCCAGCTAACATCACACATGTGAACAGCGTCGAGGTGACGGGCGACGGCGACACGACAAAGTGGGGGCCGGCGTAAGTGGTCAGCTCCTGGGGCAATAGCTGGGGCAGTGCCTGGGGCAATAGCTGGGGCAGCCTCGGCGGCACGACGCCGGTTGGCGTGACCGCGGGCGTGTCAGCGGAAGCAGCATCACAGCGCGCGGCAACCAAGAGCCTGACGGGCGACATTACGGCGGCAACGATGTTGGTGCGGGCCACCGAAAAAAGCATCGCCGCCGGCGCAACACTCTCCACGCTGGCACGGCGCGCAATGGCCTTGAGCCTCACGGCTGCGATCGCCCTGGCTGTCACCATCGCCGCGCCACGCAACGTCCTGGTGGCTCTGGCGGCAGCCGTCACACTGGCGGCCCTACTGGCGCGCGGCATGGGCAAGCACGTCTCGGCCGGGGCTGACGCAGGCGCGACGCTGAAGCGGGCGGTGGCCAAGCACATCGCGGCCAGCATCTCCCTCGCCGCTGTCATTGGGCGTGGCGGCGTCGTGTTGCTGACTGCCGGCATCACTGCATCGAGCGGCCTCGCCCGCGCCATCGCCAAGGGAATTGCAGCCGGCCTGCTGTCCTCATCCCTCGCCACCTACACCAAGCACCTACTGCTCACGCTGAGCGCAGGCGTTGCCGCCACCACCAACATCATTATCGGGTTCGCTGTCAGCGTGGTCATCACCGCCAGCATCGGCCTCCGCACCACCTGGTCATGGCTGGCGCGAGTGCTGACGCCAATCCCTGGCATCGGCGGGGCACTTCGCCGGGCGAGTGACGGACCGGGCACGATCCGCCCCGTAGGCGCACCCAGCGGGGCACTGCGGCGTGCGCCTGACGGAGATGGAACGATTACGCCAATTGCCAACAACAGCGGGAACCTGAGGCGAGATGCCTGATCCAAAGCCGATTGAGTTCTCGGAGTGGGCGCCGGATACGTCAGACCGCATCAACCCGACGCGCGAGGCCCGCGGCGTCATCTCGGTCGGCAAGCAGTATGCGCCCTTCCCGTCATTGCAGGACTACGGTGGCAACGCCAGAACGGCCGACATCTGCCAGGGCGCAGGCATCTTCTACGATAGCGCCGGCATCCCGCACATTTTCATGGGCGATGCAGCGAAGCTGTACGAGTTGCAGAGCCGCGTCGCCACGGATGTATCGCAGTCGGGCGGCTATGCGGTCGGCGGCTCAGACACATGGCAGGGCGCGCAGTTCGGCGACAATGTGATTTACGTGTCGCGCAACGTCGAGCCGCAAACCTATCTGATGGGCACGGACACCGAGTACAGCGACCTCGCTGGCTCGCCACCATCCGGCGCTACGTCAGTCGCCCGCGTCGGCGACTTCTTGATGATGGGCGTCGGCCACACGCTGCACTGGTCAGCCTTCAACAACAGCGCCGATTGGGTGCCCGATGTCGGCACGCAGGCGGGCAACCAGGAGCTGGACCAGGAGCAGGGGGAAATCCAGACCATCATCGGCCTGGATTACGCCGCCATCTTCCAGGACCGCGCCATCCGCCGCGCCATCTATGTCGGGCCGCCGGTAACGTGGGACTTCGGCCAGGACTACGTGGAGAAAGCGCGCGGGTGCATCTCGCGCAACGCCGCCGCACCGTTCGGCCGTGGCATCTTCTATTGCGCCGACGACGGTTTCTATGTGTTCGACGGCCAATCATCGCTCCCGATCGGATACGGGAAGGTTGACGAGTACTTCGTGCGCAACGTCAATTATGCGTACCGGCACAAGATATGCGTGGCGATCGACGCGCGCCGCAAGCTGGCCGTGTTCGGCATCCCCACCGGATCATCGCAGTTCATCTCAGAGCTGCTGATCTACTCCATCCAGGACAACCGGTGGACGCACGACGATGAGGGGCTGGAGTATCTGTTCGCATCACCGGCCGAGCCCTACACGGTGGAGAACATCAGCGCCATTCTGACAGGCAACAACCTGGATGATGATGTCGAGGCGCTATACGGCCTACCCGACGACATCGACTCCGCCGTCTACAGCGACATCCGCCGCCATCTGGCAGGCGTGAGGACGGGCACGCACAGGCTGGGTCTGTTCACCGGGCCAAACCGGCAGGCCATTATCGACACCAAGGAATTCGAGCCGCTGCCGGGCAAGCGCGGCATCATCACCGAGATATGGCCTATGGGCGATTTCCCGCAGAGCGATGTGGCGGCGGCCGTCGTCTCGCGCGCGTCCCTGCCCGGCGCTGCCTCCGTGGCCAGTAACGCCACGAGCATGAACCGCGCTGGCTTCTGCCCGCAGCGAGTGGATGCACGATTTGCGCGAGCTCGGGTGACTGTCGGTGCTGGAGCTGCATGGCGGCGCGCTGAGGGGGTGCATATCGTGGCGCAGGCGACGGCCGGCCGGTGACCTTCGATTCGCGCTGGAAGAACCCAACCGGCTCTGGCCTGCAGCAGCTCTACACCTGGGCGCAAGACCTCATCAAGGAGCTGCGGCGCGGGCAATACCTGGGCGGGTTGACCGAGGGCGTCTCTGACATCCAGGCGACACTCGGGGTAAAGGCGAATGTCAATCAGGTGGCGTCGGGGCACTGGCTGCTCGAGGCGCCGGAAGACAAGACCTACGTCATCATCCAGAAGGCCGCACGGCCCTTCACCATCGCTGAGACGACGACGCGCTGCACGGCTGGCACGGCCACTGTCACCATCACCATCAACGGCACCAATCTGGGCGGCTCTGCCAACAGCGCATCTACGACAGAGCAGAGCCAGAGCCACTCGAGTGCGAATGAGGTGGCCGTGGGCGACACGGTGGCGATTGTCGTGTCGAGCACGTCAAACTGCGAGATGCTGAGCGTATCTATCGCTGGCACGGTGACGCTAGACCCATGATGCTGATGCCATTGGGGTGCGGGATCATTGGCGGGGGAAAGTTTCCTGCCGTTGTTGCCAGCAACACGACCAACAACGGAAGCCCAGTCAGCAGCGGCAACGTCAACCTACCAGCCGGTATCGCCGCCGGGGAACTGCTGCTGATCCATTGCAGCTTGTTCAACTGCACGGCTAGCGGGTGGGTGCAGGCATTTGTACCCACCAACGCAGGCCATGGCACAGTGCTGTGGAAGATCGCATCTGGGTCTGAAGGGCCGACCGTAACAGTAGCCAACGGGGGCGGGACGCAATTCCTTGCCGCGATCGCGTGGCGCATCAGCGGAGGCAAGTCGGTAGAGGCCCCGTCCGTGCCAGCAACCGGATCAAGCACGACGCCGACGCCTGCTGCTATGACGCCATCGTGGGGGAAGCGGAGCACGCTTTGGTTCGCCATGTTTCATAGCAACGGTCTGTTTCAGAGCGCGCCTACGGTATCAGCATATCCATCAGGGTTCAGTGGCGGTCAGCAGCGCAACGCATCCAACGATAATGGCTTCAACACCGTTGCCGCAGCGTGGCAGCAGGACCGGGCAGGGACAAAGTCTCCGGGGGCTTTCACGCTCGGCTCAAGCCGCTCGTGGGCCGCCTACACCATCGGCATCAAGCCGTGAGGGCGCGCGCGATCCGGCCGGACCTGACACCGAGGGCATGGCCGCTGATTGAGGCCTGGGTGTTGGCGTCCCTGAATGAGGCCAACGCAAATGTGGAGCCCGACGTCATCCGCGCATCATTGGAGCGCGGCGACATGCAGCTCTGGTTGGCGTGGGACGATGGACGGGCACACGGCTGCTGCATCACCGAGCTTTACACCAGCGCCAGAGGCAAAACGTGCGGTCTGGTGATTGTTGCCGGCCTCGACTTCAAGCGCTGGCGGCCCCTCATTGCAGAAATCAAAGAATGGGCGGGACGCGAAGGCTGTGTGCGGCTTGAGGCATCCGGCCGCGACGGCTGGCAACGATACGTGCGCGCCGATGGATGGCGAAAGGTCAGGACGGTTATCGAGATGAGCATCTGAGATGGGCGACAGCACACAGAAGCAAACGCAATCCTCGACCACGAACCCGTGGGGACCGACGCAGGGCGCTCTCACATCCGCCGTGAGCGACGTGCAAAATCAGTTCGCGACCGACAAGGCGAACGCCAACAACAACCTCACCTCGCAGGCGTCCGGCTATCTGTCGAATGTCATCTCGGGTAACTACCTGGACCCGAGCACCAACCCGAACCTGGGTGCGCTGACAAAGGCGGTCACCGACCCCATCCAGTCGTCGCTCTCGGCGCAATTCTCTCGCGCCGGACGCGGCAATAGCGGCGACGCGGCCCAGTACATCTCGCAAGGCATGACGTCTGGCCTCGCTGCGCCGCTGTTCAACCAGTACAATACCGAGCGCGGATTGCAGCAGGGCGCCGCCGCCATGGCGCCGAGCATGGACGCCGCCGGATCGCAGTACCTCGATCAATATCTGCAGCGCCTCCAGGGGCTAGGCTCGATGGGTGGCAGCTCGTCCGGCACGTCGACGACAACAACCACACCATCGACGGCATCACTGGTTGCCAATGGCGCCCTGATGGGACTCGGACTCATGACCGGCGGCGCGACCAGCCCGCTCAGCCTCGCTGGTGGCAGCGGTTCATTGTTCGGCCTGCTTGGTTCCAACCCATTCGGGATGAACGTCGCGACAATGCCGTGGGAAACGGGCACTAGCGTGAGTAGAGGCTGATGGGGCTCCTCGACAACATCGTTGACCAGTGGAACCGCGCATCGCGCGATTATGCAATGGCCAACACGCCACCGGAGCGAGTGGCGCCGGTGCCAGGCATCCCGTCGCTCACGCAGGCCATGATGCAGATGCCGGCCGCAGCTCCGATGACTGGATGGGATGCCAAGGTCTCACCGTCAGCGCAGACGCCGACAATGGCGGCACAGTCGCCAACAGCCGCGCCGCCGCCCCAGGCTGCGCCCGCCTCCATGCCACAGCAGACGCCGATGGCGATGGGCCAGCCGACGCAGCAGGCGCAGCAGCCTGGGCTATTTGACCGGCTCTCCGTCAACCCACTCTTCCTCGCTGGCCTTACGGGCTTTGGTGGATACGGCCCGGGCACGGGTGCCCAGCTCGCGCAAGCCAATCAGCGTGGCCAGATGGAGCAGCAGGAGTGGCAGCGGACCCAGCAGCAGCGCCAGCGCATGCAGGAAGCGTGGGGACGCATCTTCCCGAACGGACAGCCTGCCGCATCGCACCCGCTGCTCAAGGACGTGCCCGCGGAAATCACGACGCTGGCACAGGCGATGGGGCCGGAGGAGGGCTTGGATTTCCTTGGCAGATACGCCATGAGCCGCAACAAGGCGCTGAACCCGTTGCAGCAGGCGCAGCTCTATAACCTGATGAACCCGGGCCAAGTGGCTGCGGCCAAGAAAAGCGCAGAGATGCAGGTGGAGGCGCAGCAGCAGCTTCCTGGCGCGATCGCTGATGCAGAGACAGCGCTGGACGTCATCAACCAGACGCGCTCTCACCCAGGGCTCGGCGCCGGCACCGGCTGGACCTCAAACCTGATGAGCCTGTCGCCGCGCGCGAAGGGATTCGATGCGCTGGTGAAACAGCTCTCCGGCCAGGCATTCCTCGCCTCGATCCAGAAGATGCGTGGCATGGGCTCGCTGTCGGATGCCGAGGGCAAGGCCGCTCGCGAGGCCTCCGCGCGCCTGGAGACGGCACAAAGCAAAGAGGAGTTCATGAAGGCGCTGGATGACCTCGAGCACCTGGTGCGCAAGGGCGTGCAGGGTGCCTACTCGCGCGCCGGGCAGCGCGCCCCAGCCGCGCCCGACACGTCCGGATGGTCCCTGGAGGCAATTGACTGATGCCGCGCTATGTCGCCACCGCGCCCGATGGAAAGCGCTACCAGATCACGGCACCCGATGGTGCTGGCGAGAAGGAAGTGCTGGCGTTCCTCCAGGAGAAGGTTGGGGGCGATGGTCCGCGCGCGCCGAAGGCGCCGGCAACCGCGCCTTATGAGGGATGGGGCCAGTACGGCAAGGATCTACTGCGCACCGCGGGCCAAGGCGCCTCGCTCGGCTTCGGGGACGAGATCGTTGCAGGCATCCGCTCCCTCGGGGGCACGCCCTACAGCCAAGCCCTGAGCGAGGAGCGTGCGGCGCTCGATCGGTTCCGTGAGCAGAACCCTGGCACCGCACTCACGGCGGAGCTCGCCGGCGGGTTCGCGCTTCCTGGGGCTGGGGCTGCGCGTCTCGTCAATCGCGGCGCTGGCTTCCTCGCCAAAACGGCCCGCTCGGCTGGCGTCGGCGCGGGCTACGGTGCGGCGGGCGGCTTCGCCTCCGGAGAGGGCGGCGCGGCCAACCGCCTGGAGCGTGCGCAGGAAGGCGTGAAGGTTGGCAGTGCCATCGGCGCTGCTATCCCTGGGGCGCAGAGGCTGCTTGCGCCCGTGTTTCGTGGCGCCCAGAACGCCGCAACGCGCATCACCGACAACGAGGAATCGGCCCGCCTCTATCTGGCGGACCGCCTGCGCCGGCAGGGGCACGATGAGCAACAGATTGCGTCGCTGCTGAACAGCGGAGAGCAGGCGCGCCAGTTCGCAAAGAACAAAGCTGTCGAGCTGCCGCAGACCATCGCGGACATGACGCCGGCAACGCAACGCATTCTGCGCGGCATCAAGGTGGGCGGGGATGCCGACGACATCATCGAGCCGTTCCTGGCGCAGCGTCAGGCTGGCGTCACCGATCTGTCGCGTGGTGGCCAAGCCTCCGGGCAGATCGCACGCATGGGCGAGCAACTGCGCCGCTCGATGAACGTCAGCGACGAGGAATTGCCGGTGGCCCTTGAGCGCCTGACGGGGGACAGGAAAGCGAAGGCCGATGCGATGTTTGCGACGGCGCGAAACGCCAGCCAGCCCTTCGACCTGTCCAATGTGCTCGCAGGCAACCGACTGCGCGCCATGTCGGAGCCCGACCCAGCCACGCGCAACCGGCTGATGGCTGCAACGGACATGTTCACCCAGTCCGGGAAGTACGGGAACTACGGCAATCCGCAGTTTCCGGTGAACGACATCGAGCGCTTTCATAAGGCCAAGGTGGCGCTGGATAACATGATCGACCAGGCGCGCGGCAACGATCGCCGTGTGCTCACGCGCTTCAAGCACGAGCTGATGGATGAGGTGACGAGCGGGGGCAAGAACCAGCCATACCGCGAGGCCCTCAACACCTACCGCTCACAAAGCGAGTTGATCGATGCCGCCGACATCGGGCGGGCGCTCTATCGCAAGGGGCTGATGGAGGTGCCAGCGTCGAAGTGGGCAGCTCTGTCGGAACCGGAAAAGCGCATGGCGCGGCGCGCGTGGGTCGACGCCTTCATGGAGGACGCGGGCCGGAAGACGCAGGGCCCAACGGCAGACTTCACCGGCAAGCTCAGGACGCGCAATCGAGAGGCACAGTTGCGCCTCATCCTCCCACCCAGGGCAGGTTCGACCGGTGCCGCCGGTCAGGCTGGCGGTAACCGCGCCAAGCTCGAGGAGCTGCTGCGCACCGAGACATCAATGTCGATGACGGCCGCCAAGGTGCTCGGCAACTCATCCACTGCCGAGAAGGCAATCGACGCCATCGACGTGGGCGCGATGGTGCGCAGCCTTCGGTACATCAAGGACCAGGGCGGATTGATCAACGCCGCGGTCAACGCTGTGGCGGACCAGCTAGAGAAGCTGGCTGCCATCAAGGGCGAGCGCGCGCGGTATCTGGCCGAGCAGTTACTGAGCACGGACCCGCAGCAGCAGGCGCGCTTCCTGGGACAAGTCGCCATGACATACGGGCGATCGCGAGCAACGAAGCTGAAGCAGATTGCCGATGTGCTGGGCGAGGCGTGGTCGGGCAACGCCGCCAGCTACGCGGGTCGGCAGCAGGAGACGAGGCACTAACGTGGGCCTGCTGCCGCGCTGGCTCATCGAGGGGCTGAAGCGTGCGCCGGCCGCCAAAAGGGCGGCCACGGTGGTTGATGACTTCGCTTACCCAGCACCGCGCGGAACAGGATACGCGCGCGGTTTCACTGATGCGCCGCTCGAAAACCCGTTCCCTGGGCACGCGCGGCCGGTGCTCGACCCGGAATCACCGACACGCGCATTCGTATGGCCGCACGCACTGGCGGAGCGCTCACTGCAGCGCGCGCAAGGCGTGCGAGCGGTGCCGGATCTATGGGCGCTACCTGCCGCTGGCCTCGGGGCTGGGGCGGCGGCAACAGTTGGAGGACAAGACGCAATGGCAGGCGGCGTTGACATGGATGTGCTGGAGCAGTTGCTGCAGCAGATGCAGGGGGGTGGCGCAACACCTCCGCCGGCTGGTCTGCCGCCGAGCCCCATGGGCATGCCGAGCTTTCCGCAGCAGGCAGGCTACAACAACGCAGCGTTCCCCTCTGGCGGCCAGCTTCCGGACTACGGTCTCGGCCCGATGACGCCGCTATCCACACTGGGGCTGACGCCAGAGGGCGCGGGTTCCATCAGCACGCAGCAGCGACCTCAGGAATACACGCAGCCGATCGCGGAGATGGTGGCGCCGTTTACACCCATTCCGGGAGCTGGGGCGCTGGCCAAGGCGGCCATGAACCCGCGCGTTATCGGACCGGCGGCTGGTTTGGGGGCGTTCTTCGGCTTGGGCGGCAACCCTGGCACGGCAGAAGCGGAAAACGACCTCGGCGGCACCGATCGTCTAAAGCAGCTTGAGCAGCAAAAGGCAGATTTCGCAAAACAATACCAGGACGCCATCACTCGCCGTGAGGCGGCCAGGCCAAAAGGGCGTGCGCCATCCGCCAAACAAGACCCGATATTCACCCAGGCCGATAATGATGTGCAGAGCCTGCTCGGGCAGCTCAACACGCTGGACGACAAGATCGTCGAAGCCCGCAAGGCGGGAGAGCGGCAGGCTGGCGAGGAGCGTTTGCGAGAATTGCAGCAGGAAACTCCAGCGTGGCAACGCCTCGCTCATGACTATGGGCCGTATGCTGGCTATATCCCAGGCCTCCTGATGGGCCACCGGATGCGTGGTTCGATGGCTCGCGGCTATAGAGAGGCGAGCGCGGAAGCGGCGAATGCAGCAAACAGGATGGTAAGTGGCCGCGGCGACATTCCAAGTCGCGTAGGCGGGGTGAATAGGTTTTGGCAGGAAGGCAAAGCGAGTGAGGTCCCATTTGGTGTTTCTCCCCGAGCGCGTAACGGCGTTAGGGCTAACGCAAATGCGCCGGCGGCAACCACGCTATATCCATCACCGCTCGGCATGTCGGAATACGGGCGAGTTCGAGATCTAGGTGTTTTAGGAGGTGTTGGCGCAGAAGTTGGCGTCACATCCACGATGGCAAGCCAGGCGCGAGATGAACTCGCTGAGGCACGCAAGGCAGTGGCGGCGGACCCAAGCGAAGGAAATATCCAGCGCATGCAGGCAGCCGAAACACAAGCCGCACTATGGGAGTTGGGCGCCAATGTCGGTCGCGGGGTCGGGCTTGGGTATGTCGGCGCAGCGCCATTTGCTCGCTACCAGACAGCAAGGCCGGACGTGCAGCGAGCGGAAGCGGAACGGTTGCGACTCAACGCACTAATGCAGCAAGGTTCCGGGCTCCCGCAAGCGCCCCTCGGCGCCCCCCACCACTCGCATCTCCAGCCGCGTGTCGGCGGGCGCTTCTCCGGTCCGCCACGCCGTCCGTAGAGTGATAAACGCCCGGGTCGCCCACAACGCGGTGAGCGGCAACGCGAGCAGCAGCATAGCTCCAAACCAAACAATCATCAGGGTTATGGATTGGTCCGTCTTGCCGTCAAGAGAAGACAAGAAGACAACACCGAAACCAATGTAACCAACCCAACAAAGCCACCCACCGACGATTTCGGAAACGGCGGCAATGCGCTTTTCGGTTGTCATTGGCACCTCGTCTCTAAGCTACCCGCTATCCGGCGCGTACTGCAATGCGTCGGCTGCTGGATGGGTTGAACCTGCGGCACTTGCGGGTTGATGAGCCCGTTGGCCCCAGCAATCAGCAGCGCATTCGAGGTCTGCGCCTGCTGCTGCGCCATGGCGGTCTGATACTCGACCTCCCGGCGGGTCGTCACAGCCTTGTAGCAGTTGGACTTCCACTCATCCGTCTGCCCGGCCTGGTCGCAGACCGTAAGCGCCTCGTAGTGGGCTGCCTGCAAGCGAGCTTCGCGCGCCTTCGCATAGGGGTTCGCGCAGCCAGCCAGAGCAATGACGCACGGAAATATCCACAAAACACGCATCACACCACCTCACCACCATCCCGCAACCGTAGCGGGTGGGCGAGAACCCATCAAGTGAACGGAGTTAGAACGCCTTGGCTGAGATCAGCACAAAAAGACTTAGAGATGCACTGATCTACGAGGCGGACACAGGCCTCTTCCGGTGGCGAGCAAGCAGCGGGAGCAGGTGCGCGGCAGGCCAAGTGGCCGGCAGCAAGGATCGAGACGGATACATTTTGATACGCGTCGAGAAGGTGCTGCTTCGAGCCCATCGGCTGGCTTGGCAGTACGTCTACGGAGCCGCCCCGGCCGTGGAGCTAGACCACGTTAACGGGGTGCCGAGCGACAATCGCATAGAGAACCTTCGTCTCGCGTCCCGCAGCCAGAATATTGCCAATTCCAGGCGGTGGCGAACGAACACGAGCGGCGCCAAGGGCGTCTACTGGTGCCGCCAACAGCAGAAATGGCGAGCGCGGATCACGGTAGACCGGCGCAGCCGTCACCTCGGTCATTTCGAAAACATCGCTGATGCACAAGCGGCCTACATGGCGGCCGCGGAGCGCGCATTCGGCGAGTTCGCAAGGAGGGCCTAGCTATCGTTGAGATCCAGGATTTAGACCCCGTAGACGCCAACAACACCGGCCGCTGGCCGGAAAACATGGTCTACAGCGCGGTCAACGATGCCGGCCGCGCCGATGAGGGGATGGTCGCCCGGTGGTTCCGCGACATCAACGGGTCACTCACGGCATCCGGCTCCGGCAACGCGTTTGCCGTCACCTCAAACCGCACCATTGCGGCCCTCGTCAACAACACGCTGCTGACGTTCACCGCCAACCACTCCATCAGTGGCGCTGCCACGCTCGACCTCAATGGATTGGGTGCGAAGGACCTGCGCCGCTTCAACGGCCAACCTCTGGCGGCAGGCGACATCATCTCGGGCCAGCCGGTCTCGGTGATGTTCAAGACGGCGTTGGATTATTGGTTCATGACGACGGCGCCGGCAGCCGTCATCGCCAACATGTACCTGGACCTGTCAGAGGACACGCCCTCCAACCCGGTGGCGGACACGGCGCGCCTCTACGCCAAGGATGTGAGCGGGGCGACGCTCCTGGCCTACAAGGACAGCGCCGGGCTGGAGCGCATCCTGCGCGCCCCTGACGAGGCGGTGGGCGCCCTCCTGGGCATCCTGGAAGGCCAGACGTCATCGGGGACCGACGAGCCAGAGGCCATCAACTGGGCGGCGCGGCTGCTCAATACAGAGGTGTACGACCGCCGCGGTATCCTCTCGCTCTCATCCAACCAGTTCACCATCAGCGAGGCGGGCGCCTACGAGATTGGCTGGCGCAGCGCGAACTACGGCGGTGGCCGCACCCGCCTTTACAACGGCACGGCTGGCGCTGTGGCCGCCTATGGCACGGCCGGGCGGTGGGGCGGCGGCACCGGCAACACCATGACTTACTCGGATGGCTGCGCGCGCGTCGCCATCACAGAGGCGTCGACGTTCTCGGTGCAGAACCAGGGCGGCGTCGGGCGGCGCTACAGCGACTACGGCGCCAACGAGATCTACACGCGCGTCATCATTCGGCGGGGCTGACAATGGCAGCGGACGAAACAACCACGCACGATCACGAGCACGACCCGACGCTGGACCCGGCAACATGCCGGCGCTTCGATCGCATCGAGCAGGCGCTGGCCCAGCTCAGCACCGCCGCCGGTTTCGAGGTGCAGACGCCGACAGTGCCCACCATCGACATCGCAGACAAGCTGGCCGCGATCGAGAGGGCGGAGACGGACGCTATCGAGGCGGTGCAGAACGCCGGCCGCCTCGCCGTGGAAGGGCTGCGCAGCCTCATGGATGAGGCGCAGGCCGCACCGGTCACAGTGGAGGAGCCGCCGCCCGCGCCGCCGTCCGAGGCGTCGTCAGGCTGGGTTAAGAGCCTTACCGCGCGCGTCGATGAGGAAATGGCGGACGAGGCGCCGCGCCCGATTGCCGTGACACCGGACGAGTGGGGCAAAGCCGAGATTCGCTATCAGGTCGCGCTCCAGGCCCTCAACGGCTCCGCACATGCCAAGGCGATGATGGCGGAGGCGGCCGCGCGGCGCGACGTGAGCGTGGAAGCGCTGGCCCAGCAGATTGTCGAGGCGCGCCGGAAGACCGAGCGCGATGTGATGGCGGAGTTCTAGGGGATGAGCATGGAGGCACTGACAGAGGAGGAGCTGCGGCAGTTCGCGCCCAGCGCCAACAGCGACTACATCACCGCCCTCGCGATGGGCTGGCACGAGCTGGAGCGCGCGGGCATCAACACCTCGGCGCGCGTGTGCGAATTCCTCGCCCAGCATGCGCACGAGACGGGCGGCTTCACCATCGTGCGCGAGAAAACGACGTGGACGCCCGACCAGATGTGCCGCATCTGGCCGTCGCGCTTCAAGACTAAGCTGGATCCGCGCATCATCGCAGCCGGCCGTGACCCGGTGAAGCTCGCCAACCTCGCCTATTCCGCGCGCGCCGATCTGGGCAACCAGGGCGGCAACGACGGCTATGACTTCCGCGGCGGCTCATTCTGCCAGCTCACCGGCCGCGCGGCATACCGTGAGGCAGGCGCAGCGCTCGGGCTTCCCCTCGAAAGCCGACCCGATTTGATCGAGCGCGCGGAAGTCGGGTTGCGGGTCGCCGTCTGGTACTGGACGAAGCGCGGCTGCAACGACTTCGCGGATCACGGCTACACGCGCGCCATCGGCAACGCCATCAACCGCGGCAATCCCTTCTCGTCATTGGAGCCCATCGGCGCTGCTGACCGCCAGCGCTGGAAAGAGCGCGCCGTTGCCATCTTCGGCGACGGGGAGAAGGTCTACAGCGAGGGCCTGGCGCTCGGGGCATACGGCAGTGAGGTTGAGGTTCTGCAACGGCGCCTCAAAGAGCTGAACTACCCCACCGGCAACGTCGACAAGGTATTCGGCAAGGCGCTGGCGCGCGCGGTCGCAGCGTTCAAGCTCGATCACAAGAAGCGCACGGGCGAGACGCTGGAGCCGGACGAGGTGGTGGGGCCGCTCACCTGGGCCGCACTCAACACGGGCGAGGCAGTCGTGTACGCGGGGCGCGAGAACGCCACCAAGGCCGACCTGCCGGAATCGACGACGATTGCCGCCGCGAACGAGGGGCAGTGGGTTGGCACGGCCGTCACGGCAGGCGGCGCGGTAGAGGGTGCGCGGCAGGCGGCTGATGCAGGCTTCTTCGACGGCGCCTCGCAGTCACTCGGCTGGCTGCCCAAGTGGACCGGGTTGCTCGAGCCCGTGATCATCGCCATCAACTGGGGCTTCAAGAACTTCTTCTGGGCCATCGCCATCATCGGCGGCGTGGCCGTGTGGCGATCGCGCGGGAAGGTTATCGCCGCGCGCGTGCAGGCCTACGTCAAGGGCATCCGCATCTAACATGATGGGCATTCTGGCCGGCCTCCTCGGCGCCTTCTCCGGGCCGCTGATGAGATATGTCGCGCTCGCTGTCGGCGGCGCGCTCGCGATCACCGGCGCGCACCTCACCATCGAGAACTGGAAGGGCAACCTCGTAGAGCGGGGCGAGCGGCAGTGCGACGCCCGTTGGGAGGCACGCATCCGCCAGGAAGCCGTCGCTGGCCTCCAGGGCGAGGTGCAGTCGGCACGGGCACTACTGGAAACGGAACGCAGGGTAACGGGAGAGTTGCATGACCAGATCACTGAAATGCAGGACGAGCTGGAGCGCGTGCGCGAGGGCGCTAGCGGTGGCGATGAGCGCTGCCTTTCTGACAGCGTGCTCCGGAGCCTCGGGGGAACCAAAGAGCCTGGTCGCGTACCTGAGCCCGGCCGAAAGGCAACCCCTGCCGCCCCCACCTCCTACCTACAGAAACTGTTTCCGGGAGCCTTTGCCGGAGCCCAAGAAGGCAAGCGCTGACGAGAAGGTGCTTGGCCTCAAGGCCTGGGGGGCCAAGAAGCAGCTATGCGGCGAGAACATGCTGCGCTGGTACGAGGGCCTGCAGGCGGCCGAGGCGCGCGGGGCACCGCCGCCAGCGTCGCAGCCGGCACCCAGGAAGCGGCCAGACATCAGTCCCTGACAGTTTTACAATTGAAGGTGAGGGGCCAAGCAAACTGAGGCCCCTCCTGCACCGACTTGGAAATCCAAGTTTATTGCGCACCAACGCCTTAGGCGATTCATCCATATTTCGGGAGCAAGGGGTCGGGAGTTCGAATCTCCCCGCTCCGACCATCACTTAGCCGCTGAACCGGAATCCGGTTTTACAAGCGGTTTTACAATAGCGGTTGCCGAGGCGTTCTCCCACTTGGCCATCCCGCTCTTGGCGAGCTTACGCTGGTTGACCTCCTTGGCGTAGTGCTCAACCATCTCAATCGACTGACCGGTGATTGCTTGCACCTCCGCCGTCGTGCATCCCGCCTCCAGAAGTCTCACCACCGCGCTCTTGCGTAGCCCGTGGAAGACGTATCCCCCCTCAACCAGTACCTTCGGCCGATCCTTCCGCCAGGCGGACTTGAACCCTGATGGCGTCCACGGCTTCCCATCACTATTGGTTAGCACCGTCGTGGCCCGGCGCGGTATCTGCTCCAGGATGGGCTTCAGAGCCACATGGACCGGCACCCACACCTTCTTCCCCGTCTTCCCTTGAACGACGTGCATCACGCCATCTTTGATGTCTGCCCAGGTCATCTTGATGCAGTCGGCCTCACGCTGGCCGGAGTAGAGAGCCAGTGCAGCGGACCACCATAGATCCGTGCGCATCTCCTTTTCCGCCAGGGTCAGCATGTCATCGGGCCATGGCGAGTAGCCATCTCCGCCCTTCAGGGGCCGAATCTCCCGGCATGGGTTGTCGGTGCGCCATCCGCGCGGGACCGACCAGGACAGAAGCGAGGAGAGGCAGCGCATTGTGGCGTTGGCCGTAGCAGGCTTGTCGGCCCACTTGTCCCGGAACCGCAGCACGTGGCGCGGCTCCAGTCCGCGCACCTCCAGCGCTCCCCAGGCCGCATCTATGCGCGCCAGATAGATGCCCCAGCCCTCTTTCGTCGACGGCTTGAGTTGCAGCCACTCCGGGCTTTTCTTGTATGCCTTGATCAGCTCGCCGACGGCGTTGGCGCTCTTGCGCGGCTGGGCATCGCCGGAGAGGGCTCGATAGGCCTCCCACCACTCAGGCTTGCGTGGATCATCAGGCAGGCGCGCTGCCTTGGCTGCACCCTTCGTATTCCGGCCCGGCTGGTAGTAGTAGTAGGGTCGCCCCTTAACTCGAACGCAATGAACGTGGGGCGGAAGCTCCACCTGGATTGAAGATTTGCGCGGCACGGTCGGCCCCTGCGTCGTAGGGGTCTTCATGTTGGGGGGTGGCAACGGGGTCACTCTGGTCTCCGTTCATAGCCGAGTCCACCTCCTCGCGGGACCAGCGTTTCGCTTCTCCCATCAGGTGTGGCCTTGGAAACAAACCCCGCTTGACAAGCTGATCGATGGCTCCAGGCGCCATGTCTGTGTACATGGCCACCATCTCGCGCCCCATCCAATTGGGCCAGCGCAGCTCAACCTTTCCCCTCATGCGCCGGCCGCCTTCAGCGCCTCATCCCGTGCCTGGCTGAGCTCTGCCATGGCCGACGTCGAGCCACCCATATCTGGGTGGCAATCCTTAGCCCGACTGCGATAGGCGTTGTTTATGGCCTCTTCCGACCATGGCTGGTTCGGGCGCGGATCAAGCCCCAGAACGTCCCAGCATGAGCGCGGCGATGGCAGCGCCATGAAGCCGGAAAATGCCATCTCCATCATGTATTGGCCGCCGTGCCGCTCGATCGCCCGGATGCCTGCAATGGCCAACGTCAACGAGCGCATGTTGTCCTCGATGCGCATGAACACATCTCGGGCCATGGCGAGCTGGCGGCCGTTGAGGGTGAAGTAGACGGCAACGCCGGGGTCGCTGATAATCCGCTTGGCGGCAAATGGGTGACCGTCCTGACGGATGGGGATATTGGTCGACAGCACCACGTTCCCGGCCTTCAGCAGCCGCAGCTCGTGCAGCAGGTCTTTGCGGGCCTTGTCGGGGCTCACATAGAAGGGCGACCGGCTCTTTCTGGCTGCATCAGCGGTGCGCGGCCAGCCATCAGGCCATTGCAGGGGGAATGCCTGGGTCAATCTCGCTCTCCACACACAAGATACTTCGCGCCCGCCCTGTGCTCGCACCAGTGCCAGATGCCCGGCTCCTCAACATCGCGCAGCATGGGCATTGCAACGGCAGCGACGGCGCTCAGGCCGATGACGGCGGCCACGATGAGCCCCAGGATGCGCTCGGCTCTGGTAAGCTTGTTCTTCGTCATGCGGCCACCTCCAGTTGACGGGCGATGGCAATAGCATTCGGGTTCCAGATGCAGCCTGAGGCGCAGTCCCAGCCGTAATACCACCGCGCGTCTCCATCTAGACGACGGCTCCAGACGTAGGGCGCGATAACGATGCCGTCGTACTTTCTGGAGACGGTTGGCCAATCGATAGTGAGCCCACGCAGCAATCTCGGCTCGCTGACGGCGTAGGCATTGTGGAAGTGATCAATCCACGACGGGCCGCGAAGGTGAAGAATGCGGGCGCCGCCAACTGGCTCAATCTCGGCAGCGTACGCGAGGCGGCTCAGCCGGAAGCCCTCGCTCTGACACCATGACGACCAATCATCCGGGCCAGCCACTGATACCCATAATCCGGATGGCTTCGAGCCAATCACCTGCTTATCTGGCGCGCGAACAACTTCAAGACGGCGGTCGGCATAGTGAATGAGACGGCCGACATCCTTGGTCCAATACGCAGGTGCTCCGCTCACGACTGCTGGCCCTCCGGCTTGTCCGTGGTCGAGGCGACGGCCACCGGCTGCTGCTGCGTGGCTGCTGCTGCACCGTCCACTACGGCCTGCGCAGCACTGGAGGATGTCACCACCCCCTTGCCCAGCACCGTGCGAATGACGTTGAGAATCGTCGGCATCAATCGGTCTCCTTCTCAGTCGGTAACCGCGTGAGGTAGCGGGCTGCTGGCCGGTTTGTCGGGAACGCCGTAGCGCTCATCCCCTCGTATGTCTCCCACCGCGCGCCGCAGGATTTGCATTCGCGCACCCGCCAGATCAGCCCGCGCTTCGGGCGCGAATTGATTACGCGGCTATCGGCGCTGCAGGCGGGGCACGGCATCGTCATGGGGTGGCCCAGGCTGAGAGAGCCGAAGCCCTCCCAGCCCTCAGTACCTGTATCCAAACAAACGCGTGGGCACTGCCCAGCATGACAGAACCGCTCAGCGGTCCCCTGTTTCGTCTACGCCCTACACCTGACAACCAGGGCCCCTGGCTCGTGTCTGCGCCGGGGCTATGGTCGGCTCCATCGGCGCCCCCGGATACGCTCCGAAGCTCGTGGCGGGGCTTCATGACGCTACCCCGATACTGAAAACTGAGATGACGCGGTTGGTGCCGTTGCTGTGCCGGAGGATGCGGCATTCCAGCGGAACGCCAACGCTCAGAGCCTCAACCGACCAGCCGCCAGCACGCACGGTGATGTCGTCGATGGTAGCGTCGGGCGCGCCATCCAGCGGCTGAACGATGCCGTGCAGGCCGTCCCACGCGGTGATGATGGCGGTGGTGTCGATGACGCGGGTCATGAGCGCCTCGTCCTGTGACCGCCGAAGGCGATGATGGATTCCTTGAGCAGATCGCCGATGGGCGTGTTGGTATGGCCGCGCCACACGACGACAGCTCGAACCTGCGAAGCGAAGTCTGAGCTGGCGCGGTTCTGCCCTTTCGTGATGCCCACCGCTTTCAGCCGCGCGAGACACGCTTCCTTGCGGGCGTACCCATCCGGATACTGATAGTCGCCCCAGCTCATGCCGCCTTCTTCCTCTCCGGTGCACCAATGCGGGCGCGGGCGTCGTTCATCAGCAACATCGGATCTGCGCCGGGCACGATCTGCGAGCAGATGACATCAACCACCTTGTCGACGACGTGGTTTGCTTCCTCGCCACCCATCGCCCCCTGCCCGCGCATGCGCATCGATCCGGGGTAGCGCGCGACAATCTCATTGGTGTTCGGGTCGTATCCCAAGCCGACGTACTCCTCACTGGATCGGATCAGGAGAGCGAGCGCCTGCCCAATCGCGACGGCGGCGGAGCGCTGCGTGCCGCGCGGCAACTTCACTCTCTTTTCCGAGCAGTGCCCCGCCTCGATCAGCAGATAGCCCTTCAGCGCCTTCCAGCTCGCCAGCCGCGGGCCCGAGCGCTGGTTTTCGTAGGCTGCCTCCACCAACGCGTGGAAGAACCTGTTCTGGTTTACCGATCTCGGCTTGGACAGCGACGCATTCAGCACGTCGCCCTGCGTGTACGTCTCGCACGCCGTCTCGAAGTCCAAGTGCGTCGCCGCCTTGAACACCCCGTTCCCCTCGTAGCGCAGCCGCAAGTCGCTCATACTCGTGCACCCGTCGCTTCTTTGCCTCGAACGTCTCTTGCACCACGTCGAAAAACATCTGCCGGAACGCCTCGTCTCCGGATTGCATCCGCTGACGTGCAAGACGCAAATGGTGCAGCACCGTCGTGTGATCGCGCCCGCCAAGGCAGCGGCCGATGAACTTGGAGGAACGGCCGCACAGAGCGCGGGCGGCAAGAATGGCGATCTGGCGCGCGTCAGTCGTCAGGCGGCGCGAACCGCGGTGCCCGCAAAGGGTTCCCTTGCCCACCTTGCAGACGCGGCACGTAGCTTCCATCACGTCGCGGACCATGGGCAGGCGCGGATTGCGCGGAGCTTCGTTCATTCTGCCGCCTCCAGGTCATCAAGAATGGCATCAACCAAGTGATCTGACGCCGCCTTAGACACGAGCTGGCGCACCAGGTCATCGACCGTGATGTGGCGTTCCACTGCTGCCGGAAGCAGCTTCTGGATGGTCTCCTTGTGGATGAGAACCGGCTGCCACGCTGGTGAGCTGAATGGCCTCTGACGCGGACGCTTGAGCACTGTCATGCCGCCTTCGCCTCCACCTTCGAGAGGCGCATGTACTTGTCGACCTCGACCAGGGCCAGGAAGCACTCGGTGTTGGCGGCGCTGTGCGGACGCGGCACCGCCTCAAACTCGCCGTTGCGCTTATCCAGCCGGACAATCCAGCGCTGCATGCGATCAAGGTGCGGGTGCTCCTCGAGCAGCGCGTGCTCGTAAGCTGCCGTCTGCATCCAATACTCGTCGTAGATGCCCTTGCCCGTCTTGAAGTCGAGGACTGAGAGGCGGCCGTCGATGGTGCCCCAGAAGTCCATCGTGCCGGCGTACCAGTGCTTGAGCGACATCGAGCGACGCTCCAGCCCCAGGGGCACGATGTCGTGCTGCGCGCGCCAATCCTCGAAAGCCTCGATCACCTTGCGCGTTGGATCATCAGCGTCAGCCACGGCCACAGCCTCACCGGCGAGGCGGCGTCGGGCGTAGTCGTGCAGGAAGGTGCCGACATCGGCAGCGGCGTCACGCTTCACGGTGTGGGCCTTCCGTGCCTCTGTCAGGCAGGCGGCCGTAACGAGGAATAGCCCTGGCTCTCTGGCACTCTCATCGCCATTCGCCTCGATGTGATCCACTGCGCAGTTGGCAGCCCACTGGATGAGAGCCTGCTTTTGCAGACGCCCGAGGATCGTCGTCACGGAAGGGATGGGCTTACCGTCCCAGAAGTAGCGGTGCGACTTCTCCTTGAAGACAAGCGGCTTGCCGTAGAGGATCGGATCGGCCTCGGCCGGTGCTGTGCTCATTCGAGCCCCCATGATTTGCGGACAGCTTTCATCGCGTCGGAACGCTTCTCGTAGGTCGTGTGGAAAGCAGTGAGGCTGCGGTCGGTGTTGATGACGATGGGAACCCACGTCACCTCGCCGGTGTGGAAGTCGCGCTGGCGCTCAACGAGCCCAAGCAGCGTGTCACCGCTCATCACGAGCACGGCTTTGGTGGGCCATGTCATTTGGAGCCCGCCTCTCTCGCGGCGAGCATTGCGTCTGCGAGTGCATAGGCGACGGTTGCTATGCGTGCCGCCTCTGATGCGAACCGTTGACGAGCTTTTATGTCGCCGAATGGCGTAGCGCCCAGATCTCTCGCGTCGAACAGACACCCGGAAGCAAGAGCCTGTCCCGCGAAGTAGTCGCGCAACGTCATGCCGCCATATGCGTCGCTGATTATTCCGTTACTGGGCAGCTCGGTCGGCCCGGGAACGGGAAACGCAGGCCCACCATCATCACGAGTGCTCATACTGCCTGCGCCTCCTTAGCCGCCAGCGCTTCCTTGCAGCGGTCCTTCTCATCCATCAGATGCTTGCGATGACCGGCCGGTAACGCCGCAATGGCGTCCTTGTTGGTGTTCCAGACGGTGGCCAGAGCCTTGATGGTCTCACAGCTCCGCAGAGCCGCCTCCAGGCGCGCGTACTCATCGCGAGAGCCGCGCGAGCTTGGCTCCTTGTCGCCTGTCAGCAGGCGGCGCAGTGCCGGAAGCTCCGTTTCCTCGATCTGTTTCCACTGGTTGACGCGCACCCATGGGCTATCGAGATCGTAGAGGTATTGCCCGATCCCCCAGAGCACGGCCGCTCGCTTGAAGGCGTCAGAGTAGCCGCCCTTCTCGCCCTCGATGTCGGTGTTGCCAGCACCGTTCGCCTTCCACACCCATTCAACCGGATCTGTCGTGAGCCGGATGCCAATCTCGCAGCACGTCGTGCCATTCGGCATCGGCACATAGCGGCACTGCCAGTGAGCTGCGCCGACAACCTCATCGAGGCGCTGCATGACATCGCGCGCATCAATGTATGCAAGTGCGCGGGCCTTGGTCTTGTCCTTCGTCATCGACCCGACGCGCCAAGAAACGATGGCGGGATCGAAGGGCGCGCGCAACTTCTCGATGAGGTCAGCCGACATTGGTAAGCTCCGGCGCGGGCGCAACCATCATTGCCGGCGGACGTGGAATATCAACATCATGAGGTCGCCAGATGTGCAGGCAGTGCGGGTGATAGCTAAGGTGGTCGGCAGGCGGCACATGGAGCTGCATTGCGCACTCGTCATCGCGGAAAAATAGCCGCTTCACGTGCTCCATCTCCGGCCAGTTTGGGCAGCGGTTCTTGCGCGAGACCGAGACGTGATCCCAGCCCTCGGCTGAACTAGCCACGACCATCATCTGCGCTCCGTCGATGGGCGACGGAACGAAGAAGGCCCCACAGGACTCATCCCCGAACCACCCCCAGTGGGCGAGTGTCGCCGCATCGCGCCGGCGGTATTGGTCGAGAAGATTCAGGTTGCGCATCTCCCTACGACCTCACCGCTTCGCGATATTTCGCAGCCGGCCGCCCATAGCTGGCAGCAACGGCATCATGCGGCGTCATCGCATCTGGATGCGCCCCCAGCAGGAACTCACGCCGCGATCCGTCCGGCTCTAGCGAGCCATTGATGACGTGCAGGAAGCGGTTGCCATCGATCTCGTAGAGCTTGCGCGGGCGGCCGTGCGAGACATCCTCGGACATCAGCCGCGCCTTCATGTCGGCAACGATTCGACCTGGGCCATGCAGGTGCGCGTAGATCTCCATCAGCACGCGCCGCTGCTCGGCGTTGCGCTCTGCCTTGATCTGATCCGTTGTGATCTCGTGCCGCTTCTCGATCAGCGAGGCGTCAACGCGCATGCCCTTCCAGGCATAGACGCTGTAGCCGTCCCGGAACTTGAGAGCCGGACCATCATCAGCGTGCAGACGGCGCGCGGAGTCGAACGAGATGCGCTCAGGGCGATCGCTGACAAAGGCGACTTGCGGATAGAAATACGCGACGCCGCACGTGTCGGCATATTCCTGATAGGCATCAAAGTGGGCCGTGAGCTTCGGCGCCAGCTTCATACCGATGCGGCGGGCGAACTCGTAGAAGGCCAGCCAGAAGCGATCCCAGCCGCCGATGAACCAGAGCTCTTGATGCAGATCGCCGTTGACGAGCTGCGACGAGAGCTGCGACCAGAGCTGCGACGAGAGCTGCGACCAGAGCTGCGATTCGAGCTGCGACCAGAGCTGCGATTCGAGCTGCGATTCGAGCTGCGATCCGAGCTGCGACCTGAGCTGCGACCTGAGCTGCGATCCGAGCTGCGACCTGAGCTGCGACCCGAGCTGCGATTCGAGCTGCGATTCGAGCTGCGATCCGAGCTGCGACCTGAGCTGCGATTCGAGCTGCGATCTGAGTGCAGACAGCCTCATCAGCACTCCGCGAGCGAGCAGGCACATCGCCGGGCTCGTGAAAAAGAGCACGAGCCTCGGCTTCTCGCATCCGCCCGCCTCATAGAGCCGATTGACCGCGGCTATCGCCGAAGTGCAGTCGATCGTCTCCGTCGAAAGCGCCCGTCTGCGCTGCTCCTCCCTGAACGGGATGAGCTCACGTGCCTGCTCTGGTGTCATACGCTCGATCATGGCTGCCTTCCTTGTGTTGAATGCTCTCGGTCGCGAAGCTCTCGTCTCGCTCGTTGCGCCCGCTTGCCGGTTCCGACAGCTCGGCGCTTCAGCTCAGCTATCCGGTCGGCTTCTCGCTCGGCATCTGGCGTGCCGCGCATTTCAATTGCGCAAGCGGCGTGCTGAACTCGCCAGCTTCCGCGGAAGCGCTCAAAGTGCCCATCACCCGGCTTGACCCACTGGCCGCAGCGATAACAGGCGCCTCCGAAGCGGTTTCGCATGACGCCCTGCTAATCCTGCACGCGACGCGCTTCGGCCGCGTCGTACTCTTCCTGCCCGCCGACGAAGTACCGGCCCGGCGGGATGCGGATGGCGTCGTGCTCGTCGTGCTCCAGGGTGACTGGCGCGTTGTCGACGATGAGGAAGCCGATTGCGGAGCGGTCGTGCTCAAGCTCACCGCGGCTCACGAGAGCGGATGCGGCAACATCATCGCGATAGAGCCGAGCAACACCAACTGGCTTGGACGTCGCCTTGGACACCATCTCATTGGTGTCGGCGAAGGTGGCACCGCTGCCGGCGCCGTCATCGCGCAGCATGGTGACGCCGCGCAGCCAGATGGCGTGGTGATGGCCGGTTACCTCGCCTTCTGCCAGGATGAGCCGGCCGCCCTTGGGCGTGATCTCATCTGAGGTGTCGACGGCAACATCATCAGGAATGCGCATCAGGATGACATCGCCCTGCAGCGCATCGCCGTCGTCAGGGTTCCAGATCAGGGGTGTTTTCATCGTTCTCCCTCGTGGTTGGATCGGCGGACAGCCCGCCATGCGTTGAAGACCGCGCACCGGAGCCACGACAGCGGGCCAAGGGTGCGCACGTTCCAGATGAAGCTGCGCAGCGAGCGCAGCCGGGGCTCAGACACGGCGGTTCTTCCACCGCTCCGATGTCAGCAGCGGCAGGCTCGTCATGGCTGGCGCGTCGAAGCCGACGCCATGGAGGCGGGCGGACTGCTCCATCACCGCGCCGCACGACGTGAAGATGTGGATGAGGGCCCACCGAGATTCTTCGTCGAGGTCTTCCGTCCCCATGCGCTTCAGCGCCTCGCTGGCGTTGAACACGCTCATCCATGCGGCCTTCAAGAGGTAGAGGGTGGCTTCCTGCCGGCGGGCATCCACGTAGCGCGCCGCCTCGGCCAGATCCGCTTCGTGCTGAGTCTCCGCGGCTTCCTCGCCCCGCAGAACCGCGTTGGCCTGGTTGTGGAAGCGCTTCTCCTCGTGAGAGGAGGGCACGCCCTCGATGATGGGCGCGGCAACAGACACCTCACAGCGGGCATCGTCATTTGCGGGGATCAGTTCGGGAGCCTCTGAGGGCTGCTCACCGGAAACGAGTTTGTCGACGTAATCGGACACGGCACCAACTCCTGCCTCCTGAAAGAGGCCCCGGCGGGATGCGGAACCTGTCCGCCGGGGCCAGTTGAGATCGGGTGGGGGAGGGTGCGGCCCGATCCAATCGACGGAGGGAAAAGCGGGGGAAACCGTCCGTCGATGGGATAAAGTTAGTTTATCCTGCGGCGGCCCGTCAACCAAAAAATAAACCTGCTTTATCTTTTTATTCGGCCGAGATGAACCAGATTGATTTTTGCAAGCAGCAGCAGTCGGTTGGAGCGAGTGCAAAATGTGGATGACGAAGGCCTACGCCGGAGCCGCCGTCTGACGGGCCTCCAAGGCGGGCGGGGTCAGGACGGGCATAGGACGCCGTCGTTCGATCCAGACTCAGCGCAGCCCAATGCCGCGAAGCAAAACCGCGGATAACCTTAAGTGCGTCGTTTGAATGGTATTATGACGCAACGCGTTCGCGAGGGGGGCGCGCCGGGGCCTTCTCGCGCTGTCGCCTGAACGGCAGCAAATCATTCGGTTCGCAGTCTAAAATCTGGCAAATCCGATAGAGCAGCTCATATGGCGGCATCGCTGTGCCGCGCTCGTAATGCCGGTAGCGGTCATCGTCGATACCCAGAGCCACAGCCATCTCTTTCGCGCTCTCATACCGACGCGCGCGGATGGCCTTAAGGTTCGCCCCGAAGTCGCTCATGATGTCTGCCTTCAGCTCCGCCTGTGATCGCGTAAGCCGCTGATCGCTGCGCGGCTTGCGAACCTTCTTCTTCGAATGTGGGGGCTGATCCGACATGGGTAAAGTTTGACGACTTTACCCCACCCCGACACGCGAACTGTTCACCGTCTTCCGTTAACGTTGACGAATATGGTTACCATGGATAAATGTAGTTTATCCCGCACGGCTTCCAGGTGCAACCATGTCGTCTCAGGCTACCGACGTTGCAGCCGTAACGTTCTGGCTCCCCTTCCCGCCATCAACCAACGGCCTGTTCGCGCACGGCCTGGTGCGCGGCAAGGTGCGCCGCTTCCCCACCAAGCAATACAAGGCCTGGCGCAAGCAGGCCGGCATCATCATCCGCTCGCAGCGCCTCAAGCAGCTCCGCGAGCCGGTGGTGATCAAGCTGGCGCTGACGCCGCGCGATAGCCGCCGGCGCGATGCCGACAACTACGCCAAGCCGTGCCTCGATGCCCTCGTCGAGGCCGGGCTACTCATCGACGATTCCAATCAGTACGTGCGCGCCGTCATCCCGCACTGGTGCGAGCCGGATGCGCGTCATGCCGGCGTGCAGGTGAGCATCCGCATTGCCAAGCTCGGCGGCCTGTTCGCGGAGGCGGCGGAATGAATATCCCGGCTCAGCTCCCCGACATTCAGTCCGCAAAGCTTCCTGCCGTCTACGAGCACGCATGCACCGCGCTTGCCGAGTGCGATCGCGTCGATGAGTGCAAGGCGTGGTCGGACAAGGCGGCTGCGCTGGCCTCCTACGCCCGCCAGGCCAACGACGACACGCTGCTGAAGACGGCGATGCGGATTCAGGGGCGCGCGACGCGGCGGGCGGGTGAGCTGTTGAAGACGCTTAGCAACGAGCGTGCGCGCACCGATCTGAATGAGGACACCCCCACCCAGAAGAAAGCCGCGGACGAGGCTGGGCTTTCCGAACATCAGGCCAAGACCGCAGTCCGTGTCGCCAATGTCCCCGCCGACGAGTTCGAGAAGGCGGTCGAGAGCGATTCTCCGCCGACCGTCACCAAGCTTGCGGAGATGGGCAAGAAGCCCCGTCCACCGAAGATCATCGACCATTTGGGCGGGCGTGATCCCGAGGACTTCACCGTTGCCACGCATGCCCTGGCAATGCTGCGCGAGCATGCAGAAAAGGCCGCGAAAACAGACCCAAAAGCGGTCGCGCGCGGATCATCTCATGACGAGCGTCTGGAGGCGGTCGCCCACCTTCAGACGCTGAGTATTTGGCTATCAGAACTGCAATATGAGTTGGAGTTGAGTAATGGCGTACAGCGGTAGCGATCTGACGACAGAAATTCGCGCACTGATCGATTCGAAGATCGAGCGCAACGGCGTGGTCGACCCTGCGTGGATCACGATGGAGATCTGCGGCGCGCACAAGCAGATCAAGGGCGAAGACAGCGAGTTCCATTTCTTCTGCGCCAGCCAGTTCGTGCGCGACAGCGTCGGCAAGGCACTCAAATTCTACGACTGCAAGCTGAGCACCAAGGGCGACCCGCAGCTTGTGCTGCCGGGGTACGAGCATTTGCAGCGCGCCTACCTCGTGAAGCGCAAAGACAAGCCGGTGATCGTCGCCATCGATGATCTCACCGACGAGGAGCTGGAAGCCAAAGAGGCTGAGCTGCTTGCCATGTCGGAGGGTGCAAAGAAGCACGCCAACGAGCTTCGCCGCTATCGCCTCAAGCGCCGCAAGGCTGCGTAAGCCTGGAGGCGGCGGCATGACGTTTCGCGCGATCGTTGGCTATTTCTGTCTCGCCTGTGGTGCCGTGTTCCTCGGCATCAACAGCCTCATCCTGTTCCGCGGCGCCTATAAGTTCGGGCACGATGAGGTGGACAAGATTGCTTTCGGCATCGCTGCTGCCGTCATTCCGTGGGTGATTGCGGTGATGCCGGCCCTCGTCGTCGAGACGTGGCGGCCAACCGTGTTCGGCTTCCGCCGCCCATCAGCCAGCACGATCGCAGTTGCCATCACCTGGGTAGCCTTCATCGGCTACAACCTGACGACTGGCGCTGGCGTCATTGCGACGTCGCGCCTTGAGACAGTAGCCGACCGCGAGCAGGGCGCGCAGGTGTCTCTTGCCCTCAGAGAGCATCGTGAGCGGCTCCGCGCACAGCTCGCAGGCATTCCGCCACATCGCCCGCCAGAGGCCGTAGAACCGTTGCTGGAGGCGCAGCGCAATCAGCGGGCATGGAAGGCGACAGACGGCTGTGTGGATGTCACCCGCGCCGCGTCGCGCGCGTACTGCGATGCCTACAAGGCGCTGGAAAGCGAGCTGATGGCGGGGCGTGCGGCCGAAAAGCTCGGCAACGAGGTGGCGGCGCTCGATACGCAGATCGCGACGGCTCAGCCCGTCATGGCGTCGTCAGACCCTCAGGCAGACTTGCTGCACGACGTCACCGGGGCCTCGCGCGACAAGATTCAAATCTGGCTGCCCGCGTCCACGCCCATCGTGCTTGAGATCGGTGCCGGGCTGATGTGGCACTTCGGATTCAGCGTGCTCGGCATCTCATTGCGTAGCCGTGACGCCTCAGAGAGCGTCGCTGGCGCCAATCTTCCTCCCGCGCAGCTCTACAGCCCCGAGGCAATCAATCGCCGTCCTGAGGCGTCTGTGTTCGAGCTGACGCGCGCCCGGCAGCTCTGCGAGTGGTTCTTTCGCGAGTGCGCCAAACCATCACCGGCCGGCTCGCTGCTCGAACGTGAGTGGTACGACCTCTACGCCGAGATTTGCCGCCGCCACAACGACACGCCCATTCCGCTCGAAGGCTTCCGCAGGATCGCTGCCCGCAACAAGGGGATGGTGATTGCGGACATCGAGAGCGGAGGCGGCATGGAGAAGCACTACCTGGGCTATCTGCCATTCGTCCCTGCTGCACAACCAGAGACAGCCTGAAACGAAAAACCGCCCGGTGCGTAGCCGGGCGGCGAGTGTCGAGTCCAAACCATGAAGGGTAATCGCGTATGTCCCCAATAAACAAACAGCACGCACTCGTCAATGAGTGGACGGATGAACGGCTCGCAGCGCTACGCGAGATGTGGTCCGCAGGGGTGAGCGGACCAAAGATTGCGGAGGCTCTCGGTGTCAGTCGCGGTTCCGTCGCTGGCAAGATTCATCGCCTCAAGAATGCGACGTCGCACAGCGGCACCGTGAACACGAAGAAGCGCGTGAAGCCGGCAGTGCGCCGCAAGATGGCACATGCGTGCGCCTCGCCCGATGAGCCTGCCAATCCGAAGACGTTGCTGGAGTTGGGGCCGGATGACTGCCGTTGGCCGGAGGGTGACCCGCGCTCGCCCGCGTTCCGCTTCTGCGGTCGCCGCACCGTCTGCCGGCCTTACTGCCAGCAGCATGCCAAGCGCGCCTACACCCAGACGGGAGGCGCAGCATGAGCGTGCGGGCCATGACATGGGCGCTGGAGCAGCGTGTAGGCGAAGCGAAACGCAAGCTCATTCTGATCGCTCTGGCTGACTTCGCGGACGAGCATGGGTGCTGCTACCCGGCGCAGGCAACGCTTGCCGAGATGGCGGAATGCAGCGTTGACACCGTCCAACGTGGCCTCAAAAAGCTGGAAGCGATGGGGTTGATTTCACGCGAGCGCCGGCACTCAAAAACTGGCAACCGGTCGACCGATCACTACCGGCTCAGCATCCAAAGCCTAAGCCGCAATCTGCGGCCTAGGGGGCCGAAGCCTAAGCCGCAATCTGCGGCCTTGTCTAAACCGCAAATGGATGCGGCTTTGACCAAACCGCAAATGGATGCGGTAGCAAAGAGTCTAACCGCTAGCTCTGAACCGTCAGTAGTGAGTCGAGAGGAGGAGAGGGAGTCACCTAGAACAACTACTGTTCCACCAAGCCGAGAGGTAGCAGCGCCCGCCAGGGATGAATTGCTGGGCCAGTTGGCATCCAGACTGCAGGCCGTGCCGGCAAGCCAGACGCTCACAGCAGCCCATGCCGGAAAGATCATCGCAAGCCTAGCCGGCGACTTCGGGGAGACAATCGTCGAACAGGCAGTAGGCCGGTTGAAGTCCAGAACGCTCGACGGCGGAGCGGTGAACAAGCCGGCCAGGCTGCTGCAGTTGATCTGCGAGGACATCCAGCGCGAGAGGCGGCAGCGCTGTGCCAACCCACATGCCAGCCACGGCATCAGCCGGTTCGGAGGCTGAGGCATGGCATGGGACAGGACCTCATCGGACGACTACGCCGGGAGCATGGAATCGACCTCGATTCCGACCGGCCGGGGCGGTGTTACACCGGCTGCCCCAACTGCGCGAAGCACGCCAAGCACGCCCACAACATCCCGCGAAAGGTCAAGGGCCGCTGGACCGTGCGAAAGCTCGCCGTCGACGTCAAAGAGGACTACGCCAACGGAGAGCGAAAGCTGTTCGCCGTCTGGGTCTGCAACAACTGCGGCTGGAAGGGCGGATGCTGCGCCGAGGGCGATTTCATCCGAGCACGCAAAGCGCCTGAAGGAGCGCGGGTTAGACCCGATCTTGTGCGCCAAGCTCGGCGTGCACAGTCACGGGAAGGCGATAGCGTTCGACTACCGCGCCAAGGGAGCCGTGCACAACACGAAGGTGCGGCGCGGCAAGGGCGACATGCCTTGGACGACAGCCGGCCGGCCGCTCATCCTCTGGAACGTCGATTGCCTCGCGGAAGACCCGGCCCCGGATGAGGAGCTGATCTTCGTCGAGGGCGAGTTCGATGGCTGCATAGGGGTTCAGGCCGGTTACTCGCGGGTGGTATCGCTGCCCAACGGAGCGCAGACCGGGGAGCGAGGCTTCGAGTTCCTGTACCGGCCAGGCTCTGACGAGCTGCTGCCCGACATCGCCAAGTTCCAGCGCTTCGTGATTGCAACCGACGGCGACGCGAAGGGCATCCAGTGCCGCGACGCGCTGGCGATCCGCCTGGGCGACGAGAAGTGCCGCTGGGTGGAGTATCCGGCGGGCACGAAAGACCTCAACGACCAGACGATAGTGCACGGGCCGGTGAAGGGCTGCGAGATCATCCGCGAGCTGATCACCAACGCCAAGCCGATGTGGACCGATGAGGTCTGCCGCATGAGCGATGTGCCCGACCAGGGCGAAGAGCCACGCTACCGTCTGGGCATCTCGGAACTGGACAGCCACGGCATGCGCATCACGCTTCCGGCGCTGATGGTGCTGTTAGGGCCGTACGGCTCAGGCAAGAGCGTGCTGCTGCGGCAGTTGCTTTGCTCGCTCTGGCAGATGCACGGCTGGCCGGCAGCGCTCACGAGCTTCGAGGAGCGTATCAAGCCGAGGTATCAGCGCGACTTCCGCCGCAACCTCATCGGCCGCGCCTCGATACCTGACAGGCCGTGGACGGCCGAAGAGATCGCCGCCGCCGACGAGGAGATTGATCGCGGGTTCGTGTTCATGCAGCGCGCCAAGCGCAAGGTGTTCGACACGGACACGTTCCTCGATCGCGCCGAGTACGCCATGCGCGTCTATGGCGTGAAGGTGATTGCCATCGACCCCTTCAACGAGCTGCGCCTCAACGTGCCGGATGGGAAGTCGCGCACCGACTACATCGGCGACTTCATGATGGAGTTCAAAGATCTGTGCGACGACTACCAGGCTCTCGGCATCATCGCCGGGCACGTCTCGAAGGCGAGCGCAGAGAAGCGGTTGAGCAAGGGCAGCATCCTGACGCTCAACGATGGCGAGGATAGCCGCCACTGGGGTGGCAAGGCCGACATCGGCTGGTGCGTATGGCGTGACATCGACGGCCCGACCTGGCTGCACATCGACAAGGTGAAAGACCACGAAACCATGGGCCGGCCGACGCTGGCCAAACTCGAGCTGAACCGCGCGCTCAACCAGTTCGCGGTGAAGGGACTTGGCTACGATCTTTTCAAAAAGGAGCAGTGACGATGAGTGCAAAGATGCGTGCGAAAGTGGATCTGCTATCAGTCGAGCGGCACAAGGACGGGGAAAGGTTGCGGTTCGCGGCCGTTGCCGCCAAGGCGTATCGGCCTGACGGATTGGACGAGGATAACACCTACGCCAAGTTCTCGCCCTCGGCGGACTTCCGCATCGAGGTAGCCAACCCAGCATTGCTCGGGCAGCTCAACCCGGGCGAGACGTACTACGTCGACTTCACGCCGGTGCCCCCGGCAATCCCCATGCAGCAGCACATCATCCCAGGCGCGCCAGTGAGTGTGCCTGAGGTGTCCGAGGTGGAGGAAGGGCAAGCGAAGTACGACGCCTACAAGGGCATCGGCGTCAGCGACTGAATCCCAAGCGCGACCCGGTAGAGCCCCCTGACCTTGAACCAGAACCGCGATGGGGGCGGGTATCTACGCCGGCAAGCGGCTGGCCTTGGGCGGACAGGGCGGCTGAACGTCAAAGCCATATGGGCGTGACAGCTCGGAGAGACGGCACACAACCCCAACGGAGTATGCGTCAATGAACCAGGACGATAAGGCCAAGCTGAAAGCCGTCTGCGAGTACGTCGCCGAGCAGTTCAAGAAGAAAAAGGAAATCGACGACGACGTTGCCGAGCACATCGCCGATGCGGCGGAGAAGCTCGGCCTGCGCAAGGGCAACATCCGCAAGGCAGCCAAGGAGCTGCTGATGGATGAGCTGGAGCGCGCCGACAGGCGGCTCAACGAGGAGGAGCTGGACCAGGTGCGTGCCGCCCTGGGCATCCTCGCAGACACTCCCCTCGGCGAGTCGGCCGTCAGCGCGGCCACCACGAGCAAGCCCAAGCGTGGCCGCAAGCCGAAGCAGACCGACATTGAGGACGACGCCTGGAATGCATCTGCGCCGACCCATTGAGGCCGGCATAACGTCACTCGCAACAGGCTAGACGGGGGTTTGTCATGAGCTTGAACGTAGGACCGACGCCGGAGCGCGTAGCGAAGGCAACGGGTGTTGACGTGCCGATTGTCGACCAGACGCGGCGCCGGCAGGCGTTTCGCATGGTCGACGTCATCGAGGCGATGAGCCGCGACGGCAGGCTGAGGCAGGAGGGCGTGGCCGCGTTTCGCAAGTTCGAGCGCGCCCTCGCCACCGCCAACGCGTCTGGCGTGCTGCTGTCGCGTTACGGTGCTGAGGCGGGCGGCTCTGGTACACCACTGTCCCAACTTGCCACCGATCTGCTCTGTCCGGAGGAGCGGCGCGCCGAGGCTGTGAGCGACGTACACTTCGCCGTGCTGGCAGTTGGTGAGCCGCGCACGGTCGAGGTGCTGCTGGCGATAGCAACGCAGGAAGCATCGCTCGAGCAGATGGGCCGGCGCATCCTGCTCATCGGCAACAAGACGGCGGCGATCGCGGCGGCGGCGCGAACGGTACAAATGGGAACCTACGCACTGGCGTTACACTACGGCTACGTCCAACCGCCTGCACGTGCGAGCCCCGATTGACTTGTCTGACTGATTGCGCCTATGAATACGTAGGTTGAAAAACTGTGAGCCGCTGGACGCAAACGCGCCCGGCGGCTTTGCTTTTGGGGGCATTGATGTGCTTGAGCGCGTGGCCGCACTCGCGGCAATGCTGGCATGCTGGGTAGGCGTCGTGGCCGTCCTCGTCATGCTGGTGAGTTGGGCGCTGGCGCCCGATGAGGGACGGCAGGATGATAACGGCTAATGGATCGGCAGCGCGACTACCGGCCCGGGGAAACGCTGTCAGAGCGGGTGGCACGACTGGAGGAGCGGCAGCGGGCAGAGCGCGAGCTGAGCCGCCTCAACTTCCAGATTTTGCAGGGTCAGCTCGACAGTCTCCAGCGGGACTTCCGCTCCCCTCCGATTACGACGCCGCATGGCCTCATGACCTGGGGGAAACTCGCCTTGGCGTTCCTCCTCCCGTTCCTGATCTACGCCAACCTGATCACGCCGGAGCGGGCGGCCCACGTAAGCCGCGCACTCGGCGGACCATGACCGGCGGCCTTGAGTGGCCCGACCGCATCCTCATTGCCTCCCTGGTGCTCAGCGCCGTGATGATCGGGTGGTGGTGGGCCATGCGCGACGTACCGGCTTCGGTTGACGTGCCGGTGCGTACGATCACGACACAGCCGATTCAGCGATAGAGCTTGCGCGCAGGCAGCGTGCGCCGCCGACCACCGCGGGGCGTGCGATGCCGTGCATTCAGCGCGAGGGCGGTGGGCTTCTCTTTTCGCCAGGGGGGATGAGGCTCACCGCCAATTCAACACGGGGGTGGCAATGGCCCGTACCTACGCACTCGACAAGATCATGGCCGAGAAGGCCGCAGCTCAGAAGGAAGCCGACGATGGGAAAGCACAACGGACCACAGACATCGACGCAGGCCAGCGTGAAGCCGATGGGCGCCGGCGTGAAGCCGTACCAGAGCGGCGCCAACGTCCACAAAGGCGGCGGAGCCAAGCCAAGCGCACCAGCGCCGGCGGCGGGCCCGAAGAACGGAAAGTAGATTAGACTAGAATGGCCAAACCGAAGGGCTCACCAAAGACAGGCGGGCGAGTGAAGGGGACGCCAAACAAGGTGTCCGAGGAAGTACGGGCCATTGCCCAGCCCTATGCGCCAGCGGCGATCAAGGAAGCGGCGCGCATTGCAGGCCTGCTGCCTAGAAAGCCTGGGTCAGAGAGCGATCAGGCCCGCGTCGCAGCCATCAACATCATCCTGGATCGCGCTTACGGAAAGCCGAAGCAGCCGGTTGAGGGCGAGATGCTGCACGGCGTCAGCGAGGAGCTGAGGAAGTTCATTGCAGGAAACCGAGACGCTCCCCGATCCTTCCTCGGCTTTGATGGGGAAGATCAGAACCCCGAAGCAGAGACTGACGGGCGGCCTATACACGATCATTGACGAGAACGGGCGCTCGGTCCCATTCGTGATGAATGACGTGCAGGCCGCGATGATGCGGATGGTCTGGTACTGGAACCTGATCCTGAAGGGGCGCCAGCACGGCATCTCAACGCTCATCGTCATGCTGATGCTCGATGCGGCGCTG